GCAAAAAGGCGCAAATGAGACTTTTATAATAAAGTTACACTTTTCAGAGGGAAAAAGTGAATGACACACGAAGTTAATTTTCAAGAAAGAAAAGAGGTTATTTTATGAAAGTAAAAGTTTTAGGTATCTCAGATTATGAGAAAGAAGGCAAGAAGTATTATAACGTGTACTGTGCCACTCCGTTTTCAGATCGTATGATTGAAGCTGGTGCGGTTGGTATTCAGGTCAAATCTGTTTGGTCTCCTGAAAGTTCGGTCTCATTTGCTGGTGTTTCGCCTGGTGATTATCTTGATCTTGAGTATGAGCCCGGGTTTCAGGACAAAGCAACGCTTGTTGGTTTTAAGCAGCTTACAACTCCTTTTAATCAGCACATTGAGTCAATACTCAGTGATGAGCCAAAGACAACAACGGCAACAAAGAAGTAAACTCTCTTTTTGCATATGTTCCGGTGGACAATCTATCCCCTCAGGTCTGCCGGAACAACTAAAATAAAATTATGTGAGGTTTTGATATGCTTAATGATTATATTTTAGAAACTGTTAAAAAGGATGTGCCTGTGTTGGCACTTGCTCCTAGTGCGTATTTGTTTGGATATGTGCAAGGAATGAGTAAAGCCTTAAGGCTGGATATTAGAGATAGAAAAAATCTTCTTAATTATGTAAATATGTGTGTTTCTAGTTTTATTGAAGAATACGGAGAAAATAGGGATTTTTAAATATTCTATCTAAAAAAAGGTTATTTCCTGTTATCAGGATAACAAAAAGCATGCTTGATATATCACACTAAGAAAGAAAGGAGATGTTTATTATGCCTATTATGATTGCTGAGTCTGTTGGTGCAGCAGGTAATATCACAACGGCAATTACTACTGCATTGGAAGTATGTGGAACTTGCGTCAATTTCTGTTTGAAAGATCCGGTTTTATGTATCGGTGTTGGTGCAGGTATCGCTGCTATTGCCTTTGGTCTTTTCCGTAAGGCTAAAAAATCTGCAAAGTAGTATTTGCAAATGTATACGCAAAAAAAATGGATGCGGTGCTTGGTGCATCACATCCATTTTTTTTAATCTTTCTTTGCAAGTTTTTTAATTAGTAATATTAAGGCTATAAACGCAAGAATAGGCAGTCCTATTTTTATTGCTATAGCTCCAAAAGTTAAGACTCCGTAAAATATCTGATATATTAGTAACATTTTTTTACTCCTTTCGGGAAGAGGTGGTTATTTTGAAACATTTTTTTAAACGAGTTTTTGTTATTATTATAACATTTGTTCTTGCATTTGCAATATCCGTTCCATGTTTAGCTAGTGATACTTCACATGGTGGTGGTGGTAAATGGCATAATAATATGTCTTATGAGGATAAAGTGGATTGGTATCGCTTTAAATCAATTACGTTTTTGAATCAATTGTTAGGCTTAGATGAAAAGACTGCTGATAAGTTTGCGGTTGATATTGTTAAACCTTATTTGGATACTAAGGGATATAATTCCATGGAAGAGTATTTTGCGGATCATATTGGCTATGATGAAGATACAGATACATTTGTGCCGGATGATACTTTTATTGCTGATATCAATATTTGTTTGCAACAATATAATGATACCGTGACAATGGTATATCGTTATCCCTTAAATAAGGCTAATATTGATGGGTCAAATTTTCCGAATATGAATTTTTTAAACGCTTTTACGGCTTTATTAGATGCTTTTCCAGATTGTTATTTTTACGCGTCGGATGATCTGACAGGTAATTATGACGCACAAAATCTTGATACTGGCGCGACAAGTGTTCAGGTGTGGCCGAATCACTATATTTTCTGGGTGGTAGAAAAACCTGTTTCTGGTGTAAATGCTTATCCTGATCTTATGACGACTTCGATATCTCTTTATGATGATAACTGGAACAGATGCAAGGCTGCATGTGTTGCCATTTGTTCATCAGATAATTATGAAACGGCTGATAATATTACATATTTTAGTGTGAATAACATTTATTACTATAATGCTTATCGTCGTTATAATGGAAATATGTATTCTGCTTTAAGTGATTTAAAGCTTACATATTTTGCAAGCTCAGATGATGTAAATATGTGTAACCAGTTCAGTTGGAAACGTACATTGACTGATCTTAAAACACCGTATTCTGCTTCTAAAAATCCGATTAACGTATATAAAACCGTTGCTGATATGAAAAAAGATATAGGTAGTCAGGTTATCGGCGGTTATACGCCTGAATATACCGGAAAATGTGCGCCATCTGTATCTGTGGAAGTTATCAATAACATTGGTACTGACGACTCCGGCGGTGGTTCCGGATCTGGTGGCGGTTCATCCGGATCTGATGACTCCGGTGGCGGTTTTAGTATTCTTGATGGCTTCGGCAAAGTCTTTGGTGCGCTAGGAAAACTTATAGATACGATTTTTGGATTTATTTTAGATATTTTTTCTAAGCTCATTGATAACGTTACCAAAATTTTAGATATGTTTGTTGGCACACTTAAGAAACTGGTTGACCTTGTGCCATCCGGTTTTAATGAATTTCTAGCGGCACTATTTCCATATATCCCGGAAGAATGGAAAACAATCATTGAAGCTATGCTATTGGTCAGCGTTTTAGGTGTTGTTATAGCGGTATTTAGAAGGTAGGTGCTGTTATGTCTGTACAATATATATTCTCTATGCTTCTTATTGCTTGGAAATGGTTGAAAGATTTTAAATTTCACTTTGGAAATATCAGTTTTTCCTTGTTTGACATTGTGATATGGGGGTTCCTTTGTATGTTGGTATTTTTTATTATCGAAAAGGTTAAGGAGAAAAAAGAAAAATGAAAAAAATATATATATTGCTGCTAAGCATATTGTTGATGTGTCCGGCTGCTGTCGTTTCTGCTGCGGAATTGGATCCTACGGTTACGACTCCAGAAGAAAACCAGGACTCTGTTGAGACTCCAGATCTGGATAATGCCGCAGCTTCCCCGGATGATATGCCGGATCAGTCAGATAGTCTTGCTCTTTGTGCGTATTATCTGGAGCAGATCAATACGTACGAGTTTGGCACAAAGGACTATCAGAATGCGGTTTTGCTCTATTTGCAGAGCTATCAGGATGCTCTTGCTAAGTTAGATGCTTTGTCATCTGTCAATACGTCTTTGGCGGAGATTAATGCGGTTGTAAAGGGCTCTGTTGTTACCAGATTAACGGATATTGCAGATATCAATAAAAAGGAATATACGTTGCTATCAGATATGTACAAGCTCCTTGACAAGGCTTTATCTGATGATGTCGTTACTGATGAAGAAGTACAAGCTATGAATGAAGCTGCACAGGCTGAATTAGATTTCCGTACTGACCTTTTGAAAGCTGTACAGCAGATCAATGAAACGCTGGTTAGTCAGAATAGCCTTTTACAGGATCAGTTGGATATGTTGTCTGATTATCTGTCTACTGTGTCCTCTAATGAGCTGGAAACGGTATCAGGGAATGATATCAGGGATATTATGACCACACCTATAGATGAGTATGATATATCTGAAAGTCTTTTATTTATTGAGGTTATTCTCCTGATACTGTTTTTTGTTGCTATGTATGTCTTTATTCCGCATATTTGAAAGAAGGTGTAAATTATGAATATTGTTGAAAGCTTAGTTGATGCTTTTGGTATCAACCAGTTGTCTCAGGCTGTGACATTCCCGGAATTTATGCAGACCTTTTTGTATGTTCTCTGTGGTGTTATCGTCGTTTCGGTATTGTTTAAATGCCTGTTTTCTGTTCCTGGTACTATTAACAAAGTAAATTAAGGGGGTATTATTATGACCATTGTTATTATATTCTTTGCCATTGTCCTGCTGGTTAAATTTCCTGAATTACGGATCCTGCTCAAACATCCGTTTTTATCCGTGTATTATGGCTGCCGTGATTTTGTCCAGTATATCCGGCATAAAGAATGGAACATGATGAACACTGGGGATATTGTCTGCTACTGTTCCCCGAATTTTGGCGGTGGAAAGACTCTGTCTACCGTTGCATATATCCGTGCTCTTTATATCAGGTATCATGACAAGCCTGTATTTGACAAGGAACGGGGCAAGTTTGTCACACAGAAAATCATTATTTATTCCAACGTGGATTTTACGGATATCCCATATATCAAACTGGAGTCTATGGCACAGATATCCAGTCTGGCTAAAAATGGGCATGCTTACGATCAGAACAACGATGTATTGACTCAGATTATTATACTGATTGATGAGGCTATGTCAGAGCTCAATTCGCGCTCATTTAAGGATAATTTTAACAGTGTGCTGCTTAAGGATCTTGTTACGATCCGGCACAATCGTATGAGTATTTTTTTGACCGCTCAAGATTTTTCTAAGATTGATACACTGCTTAGATCCACGTGTACAAAGGTTATTTACGCATTTAAGACGTGGCGCCTTGTTGTGCACAGGTATTATGACCCTAAGCAGCTGGATATTGCCGGATCCTATCTGATGATTGAACCACTGCATACAGGTGGCTTTTTTGCGACCGATAAACATTATCATGCATACGATACATATGCCATCGTTGAAAATTTGCAGAAGAAGTTTACCAGTGAGGATATTATGTCTGAAAAAGAGATCCTGGAACGATTGCAGCCGCTCTATGCTGCGCCGCAGGTGCTTAATCCGTCTAAAGGTTTTATCAGATCTGCACGTAAAATATCACGACGCTCTAAGTAGGCACGTACGATAGTTGTGCCTTGCGGTTAGGGGGATAGCGCGTTAGGCTGGAGCTTGTCCCGGTGCACTTTAGTGCACCGCGCAAGTGCAGGCCGTGCGCTAGCCGGGTTCATGACTGCAAGGCCGTGCCTAAAGGTATAGTATTACCCTTTAGGCACTTCTGTATTTTTGTATTTATGTACTTTAAAGCATTGATTTTACTACATTTTTATTTTTGAATTTTCATGTATTTTTTATGTATTTTGCAATGTATTTCATGAAATGGAGGGGCTTTTATGAAAGATGAAAAGATACCAAAATCAGCGCGTAAATGGCTGTTTACTATCAACAATCCTGTTGATAAGGGCTATACACATGAGACCATACGCAAGATTTTAAGCTCAATAAAATTAGATTATTATTGTATGTCAGATGAAATTGGCATGGAAACTGGTACACACCACACGCATATATTTATCCGTCGTGAGACTTCCGGTATCACATTTGAATTAGCAAAATCACTATTCCCGGAAGCTCATATTGATAAATGCCGTGGTACAGCTCAGGAGTGTAGGGATTATGTCAAAAAGGTTGGCAAATGGGAAGACAGCACCAAAAACGATACTTCTGTTCCTGGTACTTTTGAAGAATATGGCGAATTTAAAGAAGAATTTCAGGGGAAACGGAATGATCTGTCATACATGTATGAAGCGATCAAGGACGGCTGCACAACGTTTGAATTATTAGAGAAAAATCCGTCCTGTATCCGTCACATGGATAAGATTGATAATATCCGGCAAACACTTTTATTTGAACAGTTCAAAAATGTATTCCGGGAATTAGATGTGACATACCAATATGGACCGCCTGGAATGGGTAAATCACGATACGTTATGGATAAATACGGCTTTCAAAATGTATACCGTGTGACAGACTGGTCACATCCTTGGGATACATACCGCGGTCAAGATGTTGTCCTCATGGAAGAGTTCTTTGAGAGCGCAAAAATAACCGATATGCTGAACTGGCTGGATGGATATCCGCTTGATCTGCCGTGTAGATATAACAACAAGATAGCCTGCTTCACAAAGGTGTATATGAACAGTAACAAACCGTTAGATGCGCAGTATGAGAATACACAGAAGAATTATCGTGATACATGGCTGGCATTTCTCCGCAGGATCCACCATATCCGGATTTATGATCTGTCCGGAAATGTGCGTGAGTTTGACGGATATGACAAATATAAATATAGATGGGATGATGTAAATGAGAAAGATATACCGTTTTTTGAAAAGAAAGACCAGAAGGATGATCCGCAGGGTCTTCCGGATCCTGTTCAGAAATATAATCAATTATCTCTTCCGGTTTAGATTGTGAGGTTGTTAATTTTATGGATTTTTTTGTTAAAATTGTATGTATTTTTGTTTTGCTTATTTTTGATTTAATTGGTTGGATCATTTGTCATTTTCTTTGTGAGTTTAAATATTTCTTTTGTGCAGGAAATTGTAGTTCTTGCCATAATTGGAAATGTAAGTTTTTTTGTAAATGAGGTACATATTTTAGATTAAAAAGAGTGATCCGTCGCCAGCTCCGGCAGCTGCTCCGTCTGATGGTCAATTATCTCTTCCGCTTTAAATTTTAATTAGTTAGTTAAAAAGGAAGGCGCCTGCGGCACTTAGATTATTGTGCCCGTATCCGGTGTAACACCTCGTAGCTGTGTATATGTGCATAAATCTGCATTATGATTTATACACATATGCACGGCTCTGTAAATATAACCAATACACCCAAAAGCAAACTATTATTAACAGTATAAAAATGCCCTTGTAAAGGATGGTTTACCACTTGCGAAGTCCTTTATAAGGGCATTTTTATACTGTACCCTCGATTATAAACAACCGAGGGGGGTACACACAAATGAAAAACAAACACATAACCGAAAATGAAAGATATCTGATTGAGTTCTTGTACAAGAAAAAATATTCAGTTACGCAAATAGCTGCGGAACTGGGTAAATGTAAAAAGACTATTTATAACGAGTTAAACCGGGGCATGGTTCAGCTGCTCAATTCTGATCTGACACATCGCAAGGAATATTCAGCCCAAAAAGCACAACAAGATTATGACTATAAGCAGACCATCAAAGGCACTGATCTGAAAATAGCAAATGATTATGAGTTTATCCAGTTTATAGAAAATAAGATCCTGAAAGAAAAATACAGTCCATATGCTGCTTTGCAAATGGCAAGGAAACAAGGCTTTAAAACAGATATCTGTCTTACTACCCTGTATTCATATATCCATATGGGATTGTTTGCAAATATCCATCAAATAGATATGCCATACCAGAAACGACTAAAGAAAGATATCCCGGTTACCCGGATCAATGTCAGAAATGTAGATAAACCATCTATCACAGACCGGCCGGAAGATATAAAAAAACGTGATACATTCGGACACTGGGAAATGGACACGGTTTACAGTGGTAAAAATAAAAGTAAAGTGTGCCTGCTGGTATTAACAGAACGATCAACCAGAAGAGAAATAATTATGAAAATGAAAGATAGATCAGCCAGCTCCACGGTCAAATGTCTTAATAAACTGTACAGATCGTATGGATCCATGGCATTCAGGAAGATATTTAAAACCATAACGGTTGATAACGGTACTGAATTTTCAGACTATAAAAATATGACAAAATACAATAAAACAAAAATCTATTACTGCCATCCTTATAGCAGCTGGGAACGTGGCAGCAATGAAAACGCAAATAAACTGATCCGCCGTTTTATTAAAAAAGGGGAAGATATATCACAGTACACAGACCGCCAGATTAAAGACATAGAGAGCTGGATCAATAACCTGCCGCGAAAGATATTTAACGGATTAAGCAGCAATGATATGTTAAAAATGCACAAAACAGAGTATGCATCTCTACTATAAGATGCAAAATTCTGAATTTGTGCAAATTTAACGAAGTTATTTCAAAAGTGTAATTTATGGTTGAAATTTACCGCAAAAAGGCGCAAA